TCAAAAAGATCTTGGAACAAGAGGAAATTTACTACCTGGGCATATGAGGACTTTTTTATCCAAAAGGTTGACACCTAGCTCCAGATGAAGTATAATTGTAACAAATGAAGTCCCCCCGCTCGTACCAAAAGGAAAATAAATGTCTTTAACTAAGAAACAACAAAAGCTTGTCGAGGAACTTCAAAGGGAACTTGTGTTAAGTAAAAAATATGAATATTCTTTTGGTAGGGATGTCTGCGGTAAAAGTATAGACATTTTACTCCCCAAACGTCATGCGAACCGAATTAGAAAAAAAATACCTCGTCGTTGGAAAGGATACAGACTCCTTGTGATGTTTAAAGACGAGCACAAACAAGAAGACGAAGAATAAGGCTATGTGGTATTTATATGTTTTGTTGTGCAACGACAATACATTTTATACAGGTGTTACAACAGATTTAGGTCGAAGATTGATAGAGCACAATACAAGCGCCCGTGGGGCAAAATACACAAGAACCAGAAGGCCAGTTGAAATGATATACTACAAATCTTACGAAAATCAGTCAAAGGCTCAAAAAGCGGAATACGCTTTTAAAAAACTCACACGAAAAGAAAAGAAACTAAAGCTGGAAAGAGAGGCAACGGGCTATTGCATTCGCTGCCATGGTTGTATTAAACCATGTGGCAAGGAGGAAAAATGATTTATAAAGCATCTGATTTAATGATCGGGGCAAGCAACCTACAAAAAACCGCCATTATTATTATGTTCCGTTTGTAGAAGAAAATCAAATCGCCATCTTAGAGAAAAAATTAGCAAAATTAAAGAGTCAAAAAGGCTTGACAATAAATTAAAACTGAGCTATACTGTATACACAGTAAGCCTCCGTAGCTCAGTTGGATAGAGCAACGGCCTTCTAAGCCGTAGGTCGTAGGTTCGAATCCTGCCGGGGGTACCATTTTAACACAAGGAGAAAAAAATGAGTAGAGATACAAATGCACAGATTAAAAAGGAAATTTCGGAGACTAACAAAAAAATTGATTCGCTAAATACACAAATTGGAAAATTGCAACAGCGTCTAGATGTCATCTGCCATGAGGTTAATAGCTTCAAGAGTATTGTAGAAACAGACATCCAAAACATCGTTAAGTTCCTCAAGGAGCGCAAATGAAATTGGTTCTTAATAAAGAAAGTAGATTCAATAAGCTACGAGAAATGAACTTGGATTCAACCTCCAAGGTCACTCTCTCAACTGAGGGAGGATCAGAGATCATCCATTATACGGGAGAGGACTATGAAGGCGAAACCATCGATGAAACTGGCATTGCAAATTTGTTGGCCGATTTAATTATTAGTCCTCAACTTGCCAATAACGCTGTTATTGAAAAGTTGCGTGACAACGGCGCTCTTGATGATTATGAGAGGGGTTCTTTTAATTTTGAAGAGTATGTGGCAAGTGCCATTCGCAGTGATTGGTATGAATATTTAGATGTTGATACCGAACACTATGATCACAAGCGCGGCTTTACAAGTGTAAAGGCTGAAGTGGGAACAACTCTTGGGGAATTGTTGAAGGCGGATATGGAAATCCCTTATTTGTTCAACAGTTGGGAAGTAGAGGTACAAACTCCAATGGGTACTCTAAAGGTGGAGTAGCCCTTCCCATGCGGGATGTTCCCGGCGGGGGTCTTATATGCCTTTGGCTAAACTAGGCCGGGTGGTGCCCAATGAGGTTCAACTCCTCCATCCCGTACCAAACAGTTTAGGAAACTATTTAAACCTATTGGGTAAAACTCAATAAACATTTTCAGCAATTGCTGGATCTTAAAAGTAAAACATTAAAGGAGAAAATATAATGAGATACTTTACTACAATGATGCTTACTGTTGCGATTTTATTTATCGCATCTAGTTGCGGAGACAAGGAAGAGAAGACGTGCGATGCCGATGTGGTGGCAGACGTTAAAGAAGAAAAGAAGGCTGAAAAGGATGTGGTTGATTCGCCCGATGATGCTACGGCTACCAAGGCTGATACTGTCTCGACGCCTGCCGACGTTAGTGGGACAAACGGTTAAATATCCACCCGCTCCCATCGTCTAGCGGTTAGGACACCGGCCTTTCAAGCCGGCGACGAGAGTTCAATTCTCTCTGGGAGTACCAAAAGGAGAAAAAATGTTAATACAAGATAATAAACATATAAAAGAAGCAAATAAAGTATTTTATGGTGGTTTAATCTTTCTTTGTGGCTTTGCCATTATTGCTGGCTACATGTGTGGAATTTAAATGAGAGTGGGAATGAAAAAGCGTCTTTACGGAGACAACATAGGCTCCGTGGAGTTGGTTGACGCGGTTGGGGATGACCTAACCGTTGTCAACTCTGCTCGCGTAAGCTTTGGCAAACAAAAAGCAGAATTGGAGAAGAAGGATAAAAAGCTTATCAAATATCTTATTGAGCATAGGCACACTTCAACTCTAGAACATTGTTTTGTAACCTTTCGTGTTAAGGTGCCGTTGTTTGTCCGCTCCCAGCATCACAGACATCGTACTTGGTCTTATAACGAGATCAGCAGGCGATACACCGACTTTGACATTCAGTTCTACGAGCCAGAGGCTTTCAGGACTCAACATAAGTCTAATCGTCAAGCAAGCAATGCTGAAGAGCTAATAGATCCAGTTATTGAAAGTTGGCAGCATGAAGCCTCTGATTGTATTACAATGCATCATGATGCGAGTTTAAAATTGTTTAACGAACTTATTGAGGCCGGCGTTTGTCGAGAACAGGCTAGAGGGGTTCTGCCACAAAACATGTATACGGAATACTATGCTTCAGCAAACCTCAACAACATTCTAAAGTTCATTGACCTACGCACACACGAAGGCGCACAATGGGAGATTCAAGAGATGGCAAAAGCTATGTTGGACATAATTACCAAGTTGTATCCAGTAACTGTTGGAGCCTATAAGGAAATTACAAGTCTATGAACACCATTACAGCAGCCGTTTTGTGTGCGGCGATGGTAAGCGCACAGATACCACGAGCTAAGTACGCTTGCACGCACACAAAACAGGTTGTTAAAGAGTGTAAAAAACATAAGTTAGATCCAATTGTTTTTGTTTCTTTGATTAGTGTAGAAAGTAATTGGAGGCCACATGTGGTAAGTTATGCTAATGCTTGCGGACTAACACAGGTGATTCCGAAATGGAGCAGGGGTTGGACCTGCAAACAATTAAAAAACCCCAAAACATCTATAAAGGTAGGTTCAAGAATCTTAGGCTACTGGCTACACAAATACGCCAAGGGCAATTACTACACGGCATTATGCGGCTATAACGCAGGGTTTAGATGTAAAGGAAAAAACCCAATTAAGCACGGCAAACAATACGCTAAAAAGGTCATGAAGATGGCTACGAGAATTATGTATCACGCGGAGGAACAGAGTGAGAAACGCTAAAGAGTATTATGACCACACAACAATTTATAAGAAAGAGCCAGACCCATTCGACAATGTTAAGCAGTTTGACAACATTAAAATGGAAATGGCAGAACATGCACAATTAAATAAGTTGTCAAAAGTCAATCACCCACCGCACTACAACGCTGGAAAGATTGAAGTTATTGATGCGATCGTTGATTGGAAGCTTGACTTTATCGAGGGAAACGTGGTAAAATACGTTACACGAGCCAAACACAAAGGAGATACACTTGGCGATCTCAAAAAGGCTCGCTGGTATTTGGACTACTTGATTAATCAGTTGGAGAAATAGTGGAACTGTTTGAGTTATTAATGGATTGGCTTTCGTTGATTGTTTATGAAACGATCATGGAATGCTTAATGTATGCGGGCTAGGACTTTTAATAATTGACACTAATAGTTCATTTTATGTACAGAGGCAAATAATTACTATACGGGGTCGAAACGGTTTCGACTGGGCAAGGAGGGTTTTTCGTGCAAGGAAGAGGGCAGCGTGGCTCTTTAAAAACGCTGAAACATTTTAATTGCCAACGATAACGTTGAAAATTATAACTACGCCCTAGCGGCATAGTTACGGGGACCGGCAGCGCCTTGTAAACCAAAGACTGCTAATGAGGTTTTCCAAGTTTTCCAAATGAATAAACTTGGTGGAGGCTATGCCGCCAGAGTTTCTTACTTCTCTTAAAAAAAGTAGGTGGCGCGTGGCGCAGAGTTTGTTGGTGTCAAATAACCAAACAACCTTGTGAATGACGAAAAATTTGATGTGTTTAGGAC